AAGGCCGGCGGGCGGATGATGGAGACATCGAACGCTTGGGTGCCGGGTGTGGGGTCTGTCGCCGAATCGACATTTGACGATTGGTGCGCCCAGGAAGAGGGAAAGCTAATCCGTGAGACTAAAATTCTTTATGACGCCCGCATAGCGCCGCACAATACGGCCTTGACAGATAACCCTGAAAAGGGGCAGATTAGCCTCACTGAGGGCCTGGAATTCGTGTATGAGGATTGCTCCTGGGCGAACCTGAGGGCTATCCGTGAACAGATTTGGAAACCGAGTTACCCCGTTTCGCGTGCCCGCCGGTTCTTCCTGAACCAGCCTAACGCGGTAGACACAGCCTGGATTACAGTTCAGGAATGGTCGATGCTGGCTGACCCGGCGCGGGAAGTTGCAGAGGGCGAAGAGGTTGTGTTGTTCTTTGACGGCTCCAAATCGAATGACCATACGGCGCTCGTGGGCTGCTGCATGTCAGATGGGCATATCTTCACAGTGGGCGTGTGGGCACCGGATGAAAACACCGGCGTGGTAGACGCTGAAGCTGTGGATGCAGCCGTGCGTGAAACGTTCGAGAAATACGAGGTCATGGCCTTCTACGCGGACGTGCGCGAGTGGGAATCATACGTGAAAAAGACCTGGCCAGACCTGTATAAGGAAGAGCTGATAATGTGGGCCGTCCAGAAAGGCAAGGCAGCGGCCCCTATCGCATGGGATATGCGCTCGCACGGGTACGAGTTCGCGGAGGCGGCAGAAATGTGCCACGCAGAAATCAAAGATGGCCAGTTCACTCATGACGGGAACTGGGAGACCTCAAAGCACATTGGGAACGCCCGCGCAACAGAATCACGTGGACGTATAACCATTAAGAAAGAGTCACCCAAGTCACCGAATAAGATTGACGCCGCGGTGTGCGTCATTGGTGCCCGCATGGTCTACCGTGCCGTGCTGGCCTCCGATAAGTGGGAAAAGCGAAACAACAAGTCAGACTTCATTGTTTGGTAGGAGGTGCCAGAATGTCCGTGGAAAAGCTCGCTAAAAAGCTCACGCCCCCAGCGAATTACGCCAAGTGGGAGGCGTACTACGGTGAGAAGCACAGGCTAGACGCTATCGGTATCTCTCTGCCGCCTGAAGCACGTGTGCTAGAGCTGGTCGTGTCGTGGCCAGCGCTCGCGGTCGATGTGCTCGACGAAGTGCTGAACATTGAGGGGTTCGCGCTCGCGTCTGATGCGGAAGTCCCTAAAAAGCTCCGCTCATGGTGGGAGCGGAATAACATGGACACGCTCAGCTCCCAGATTCACACTGAAGCGCTGGTTCAAGGCTCAGCATTCATCGTGATTGGCGCGCTGGACGATAAGACCCCGCGTTTCACCGGGCACACTGCTAAAGAAATCGTGGTGGAAACGGATAGCACGGGTGAGGTTAGCGAAGCGCTGCAGAAGTACCGTAGCGGCGGTAAAGACTACCTGGCGCACTACACGCCAGGCATGGTGAGCTACTACGAAGGCACGAGATACGGTAACCGCCTCATCGGCACCGGTGAGACAAACACGAAGTACATTCCTGTAGTGCCCGTGGTAAATAAGGGGCAGCTGAAGAGCAAAGGCACCAAGGGCGTATCTGAGATGAAAAGCATCGTAGGGTACACGGATGCCGCCTCACGCTCCATCACGAACCTTCAGGTGGCCCAGGAAATCCTGGCCATGCCCCAGCGTTACCTTTTCGGCGACGGGCTAGAGACGCTACGCGGCCCTGACGGCAAACCTAAAACGAAGATAGAGGCGTACATGGGTCTGCTGTGGACAGGCCCGTCAGGCTCATCTGCTGGGCAGCTCCCCGGCGCTGACCTATCACAGATTATCAACAGCGTGAAGATGTACGCGCAGATGGTCAGCTCAGTTGCGGGCATACCGCCCTCATTCCTGGGAATATCAACAGATAACCCCGCCTCCGCTGAAGCGATGCGGGCCGCGAAAGAACGCCTCATCACAAAGGCAGAGCGGAAGCAATCAGCATTCGGCGATTCCTGGGAAAAAGCCATGCGGATAGCCCTAGAAATGTTTGGGCACCCCATCGACACGGCAGACACGCTAGAAGCGCTCTGGCGTGACCCTGCAACGCCTTCCCAGTCCGCCAAAGCAGCGAACCTGCTACAGGCCCAGGCACAAGGCATCATCACCGCCAAGACAGCTCGCGAAGGGCTGCCGCTCACCCCAGAGCAGAGGGCATACGAAGACGCCCAGAACGCCGGCGGAGGGGAGCTATTCAAGGAGGTATTCGGGTAATGGCACCAGACCCCGTAAACGAGTCATTCCAGGCATACCTGGAAGCGCTCGCAGCAATGCAAAAAGCATTCCTGCGTGAGCTGTTCAGGCTCATACAGGCGGGGTTCAGGGTGGAAACACCCGATGAGACCGTAGAAGCCCTGGTTCCCGTGCTGCTTCAGCTCGTGCGCGAATGGCGGGGCCGCACCCATGACCGTACAAGCCGGTTCCTGACGCAGCAAGCACGGATAGCTGGGGGCGGCACACCAGACATAGCAGCTGATGCTGTAGGGTACAGTGAGCAAGGTCTACGAACTGTACTCGCGTCAAAAATGAGGGCAAACCCAACAGAAACATGGGTTGCGCTGGCCGGCCCGCTCTACAGGGCTGTAAACAATGTAGCGCGAGAAACCATCATCGCATCCTCAGAAATCACCGTGCAGCAGCACCCGGCAGCATTCCCTGAAGTACAAGTGGAAAACGTGAAAGCGCTCGCTGATGAGGTGGGCGTGAAGGATTTCGACGCGGAAGATGCGTGGGATGCTCTGGCCCTGTATGCGGATGAGGCAGAAGCGCGGGTGAAGCTGGATGAGCTACGCCCAGACGATGCTGAAGAACGCAGTGAATGGCAGGGCATAGAGTCGCGTGAAGGGGTGTATGAGCGGATTCTCACCGGGGATGTGGATGAGAAAGGCCGCCGGCGGAAACCTTTTGCGTGGGCGCGGGTACTTGTGGGTGCCCAGAACTGCCATTTCTGCATTATGCTTGCCTCACGCGGGCCGGTATATGCGTCCAAGGAATCGGCGATGTTCACGGCGCCTGTATCTCATGCGAAGGGGGCTAAGAAGAAGGCCCCTATATCTAGGCTGAGGGCTGATATTGACCGGGCGAAGAAAGCACAGCGATTCCATGATTTCTGCGATTGCGAGATAGTGCCGGTATTCGATAGGAGCGACTGGCCAGGTAAGGAGCAGTACGAAGCTGCTAAAACACTGTGGGATGCTGCTACGGTAGAGGCTGAGAAACGCACTGAGTATGCGCGTGAGCGGGCGAAAGCAATAGCAGAGGCCACAGGGCGTAAGCCTCAGCGTGTGCAGCGCACAGACCCCGCCAGCGTGCTCAAAGAGTACTCGCACGCTCTCAAGACGCGCGGATGGGCAATAGACTTTGACCCTCTCAAGCCACATGATGAGAAGAATGCGGGGTGGGTGTACAAGAACTGGCAATTTCCGTACCCCACGACAGAGCCACCTATCCCCCGCGGGCAGACTATCCGGTATAAGCTCACGGATAAGGACAAGCGGCACATCTGGGAAGGTGAAGAAAACCCGCGTAAGGGGGGGCACCGGCCCGGCGCCGGGCGCGCAAACAAAACGGAATTCCCGCCTGATTGGAGCAGAAATGAGGCAATGCAGGCGGTGCAGCGCACTATAGACACGCCAGACGCAGTTTTTCGCTCTGGCGACGCAACAGTGCACGCAAAAATCGTGGATGACGTGCTAATCCACGCGAAATTCCACGAAACCAGCGAAGGGACGAAATTCACCACGGCCTTCCCTGACCGTGGAGTGGGAGTATATGCTAATCTGATGGAAACAGGAGTGAAGCTCCGTGCTCCACTCGTGAAACCAGAAGGGAAAGGAGGGAAATGGCATGAAATTGTCTAAGGAAGAATACAGCTTCGCGGAACAGGCGGCCTTTGATTTCAGTAGGGCGCTAGATACGGCACATGCCCACCTCACTAACCCTGTCCTAGTGCATGACGGCGCCGGCGATAGCGAGAACATCATCTGGGCGCTGGACGCGATGGCGAAAGACCCCACAATCCCTATTCCCGCAGCCGCCTACGTAGAATACGCGAGCAGCTGCCGGTTTGACTGGTCAAACAGGGCCGGGGAATACGACAAGATGGCGACAGCAGCCATCAAAGAAATAAATACCCGCCCAGCAGTACAAGAGGCATACGCGCAGAGCGGCCTGCCGCCCGTGGCCGGCCCGGCCAGCTACACCGTTCTGAATAAAATGTTCGGGAAACCGAAATAAAAGAGCATAAAGACACGAAAGAAAAGGGGAGGCACCCACGGCGTGGCCTCCCCTTCAGCTATGCAGAGAGAAGGAGAGCGTAAATGAATAAAAAAGACCCGCACGAAGAGCCGAAAGACGCAAATCTAGAGCCTGAGAACACTGAAGACGCGCCGAAAGAAGAAGGCGCACCAGGCCAGGAGCAGGATTCACCGGCGTCACCCTGGGATAAGAGCGGCGAACCTTACGATGCTGAGCGTGCAGCTAAGCTAATCAGCAACCAGCGGGAAGAGAACGCACGTCTCAAAGCAGAGCTGAGCAAGCTAAAAGCTGCCGGCCAGGATGCCCAGCAGCCCAAGCAGCCTGAAGAGCCTCAGGAAGACAGCGAAGCCACCCCAGCAGATGATGAAAAATCCCCAGAGGCCAGCGGCGAAGAGAAACCTGAGGAAGAGCAGCCCTCAGAAGGCGAAGAAAAGCCTGAAGAGCCTCAGGAAGACAGCGAAGCCAATACCGCCGCGCGGCTGGAAGCTGCTGAGGCGAAGCTGGCTGAAGCTGAAGCGAAGCTAAAGAAAATTAGTGCGCTCGCTGAGGCTTCTTTGCCTTTGGATTTGGTGGCGTATGTGCCTGGTCAGTCGGATGAGGAAATTGCTGCCAGCGTCCAGTTCCTTCTTGAGAAATTCAATGAGGTACGGGCTTCTGCAGGTCGTGCGCCGTCTGTGAATTTGGCGCAGGGTACGGGCGAATCACCTGAATCTTCTCGCGAGAGTGCCGCCCGAGCTTTCTTTGGTATGTGAGCCAGAGGAAAACTGAATATTAGATTTAGGCCCCCTGGTGCTATGGCACCGGCGGGGCTTTTCGTATACGAAAATGATTGGAGAATAGCATGGCGAATGCTACCACTTTTGACTCCCTGGTCACTAACGGAGTCATGCCTAAGCCGATGGCTCAGGAAATTATTCAGCAGGTCACTCAGGAATCGGCGGTGCGGAAGCTGGCAAAGACTATGCCAGTGCCGATTACCGGCTCTGCTGTCGCAGTGCAGACTGGGCAGCCTCAGGCGGGCATCGTGGGTGCCGGCAAGCCCAAGCCCGTATCGAATATGACCGTGGCGACCAAGACCATCAAGCCCATCAAGGCTGCCGTCATTGTCTACTGGGACAAAGAATCCCGTATGGCAAATCCTGCCGGCTATATTGATGTGCTTCAGGAGCAGGCTGCCGGCGCACTGACCCGCGCTTTTGACCTGGCCATCTTGCACGGTAAGGACGCTATCTCTGGGCAGGAAATCGCCGGCGTCGATTACGTGAACAAGACCACCAAGCGTGTAGAGCTTGGTACTGCTCAGAAGGACGCAGGCGGTATCGGAACAGACCTCATTTCAGGTTACGACCTAGTTGTGAACGACCAGAACCACCTGTGGAATTTTGACGGATTCGCGGCTGATGACACTCTGCGTACCCGTCTGATGCTTCAGACTGATACTCTGGGCCGCCCGCTGTACACTACTGCGCTCAACGAGCCGATGGGCACCATTCACGGCCTGCCCACCGCGTACAGCCGCGTTGTGGGCGGAAAGGTAGGCGCAGCTGAAGATTCTAAGGTGCGCGCTTTCGGCGGCGACTGGTCGCAGCTGAAGTACGGCTTTGCCGAAGATATTACGTTCCGCTCTACTGACGCGGCTACCATCGTAGACGGCAGCGAGACCGTGCACCTGTGGCAGCGCAACATGGAAGCTTTCCTTGTTGAAGCGATTTTCGGGTGGGTCATCACTGACGCCAGCGCCTTTGTCGCCTATGACGATAAGGTGGCCTAATCATGGCCCGCTACAAGCATGAAGTGACCGGCTGCATTATCAGCGTGGACGATGATTTTCAGGTAAACGGCGCATGGCAACCCATCGCTGAAGACGCTGAAGTCATTGACCCGGCTGACCCTGATGAATCTGGGAATTCTGGTAAGTCGAAGAAGGGCGAATAAGCCTAGGAGGTGGCGCCTGTGGCCGTAGCAACCAAAGCGGACGTAATGGTAAGCCTCCGCCGTGATTTCAGGGGCGATGAAGAGAAGTGGATAGACGCTCTCCTTGACCGTGCAGAGACGAAGGTAAGAATCCGTATACGAGACCTTGATGAGCGCGTCGCTGACCCTGTGTTTTTTGACGCTCTCGTGCAGGTCGAAGCGGAAGCTGTGGCTCGCGTGCTCCGAGCGGACAACGCTGGAATCTACAGCTCAGAGGCAGAAGACGGGTACTCGTACCAGCTGAACTTCAAAGTTGCTTCAGGTCTGTTAGACATCCTCCCTGAGGATTGGGAAGACCTAGGGGTTGGGGGGCTACGAACAGTAGCGCAAGAATACGACACTTACGCGGCATCACGCTACGGTACCGCCCGCCCTGACCTTGCATTTCAGTACCAGTTCGGGGCACCTGAATTCTTCTCAACGGATATAGGCGATTAGAGGTGTGCAGGCCATGAGTGAGATACGAAAAGGCAGGCACACCGTGCAGGTGTACAAGCGGAAGAAAACCCGCGATAAGTACGGCGAAACAGTCTATCAGCTCAGCGACACACCTATCACATACCAATGTAATGTGCAGCCGCTCAGCGCTGAGGAAGCCCTAGCGCTGAGCGGTTCAACCACAGTAACCGCGTACAGAGTCAAGTACTGGCCCGCCGAGCACGGCGGCATCCCGTGGGAGGGCGGCCCGTACTCGCGAATCGTCATTGATGGCAAGAATTTTGAGCAGCGCGGGGAGCCTCTAGTGTCCAGGATGTCAGGCACAACCGGGCACACAAAAATAGTGGCCGTTTCCTACGATTCGGAGGTGAAATAGTGTGGCTGAGGTCTATAAAGCAGTTGAGCTAGAAGCAGCGATTATCGCCTCTGAAGACCCTGAATTTGATTCCCTAGCCGCGAAGGTAGAGAAAACCGCGAAAGCGCTCGCACCGTACCGGCACGGGCAGTTCAAAAGCTCTATCAAGAGGCAAACAACCGTGACCCCCCAAGGGGTTAGCGACCAAGTTATCTACTCTAACGACCCCGCCGCGCTCAGCATCGAATACGGGCACCTAACGCCAGCAGGAAAGTATGTGCCAGGTGCTCATACATTCGCTAAGACGAAAAGGAAGCTTGACTAGTGGTGACTATAGACATCGCGGCACTGATTTACCAGGCGCTCTCAGAGAGATTCGAGAACGTCAACCAGGGAACACTCACGGACACGCTAGACACCCGCCGGCTCCCAGCGATTGTGTACGAGATGGTGGGCCAGTCCAGTGTGGAAAACGCCCCCCGGCCTGGCCGGGGAACCACGGCGGACGTGACACTAACCGCGCTCGCTGCTTCTCGTGTAGAAGCGCACGACGCCTGCGATGCGGCCCTTGCGGCGCTCATGGCCGGCGTGGGAGCTGAGCCGGAACCGGGTGCCGGGTGGCTAAACCGGGTGACCCTGACCCAAGAGCCTATATCAGTGGCACTAACGCAGGTCAGCGGGGCAAACATTTATCAGTATTCAGCGGCGTGTAGGGTGACCGCGCGCCGCGGCAAGTAAGAAAGGGGATAGTCTTGGCTTTAAAGATTGAAGACTCCAAGCTATTCATCACCGGGGCAGGGCACGTGCTGGTTGCGCCTCTGGACACGCCCTGGCCGACCATTGAGAATTTCAAATTCGGTGACGCATCGACCTATGGGCAGTTCACCTGGATTGGTGACACCTCAGCTGAAAACGTCATCGAGTTTGACGTGGAAGGCGGCGAAGTCGAATTCAAGGATACCTTTGACCGGAAAAAGGCGAAGTCGAAGCGTACCGACCGCGAAATCACCGGCACTGTAAACAGCGTGAACTTCTCTCGTGAGACTTTTGAGCTGGCATTCCCTGCCGGCAAGTGGAACGAAGACACGAAGTCATACACGGCTGAGAACAAGGTTCTGGAATCGACAAAGAAGTTCCTCATCATCACCGAGGATGGGACGCTGCTAGACGCCTTTGGTTTTTACAAAACTACGTTGGCGGGCACCATCCCCACCTTTGGCGTGGATGAATTCGCGGAAATCCCCGTGAAAATTGCGGCCCTACCCGATAAGGACAACAAGCTTTTCGAGATTTGGGAGCCGCGCGAGTACAAGAAGCCCGCAGCCGCCGGCGTACCCGGCGGGTAAACCCCAACTGGACTAAACCAATAAACCCCGCCGGCAAACACCTGCCGGCGGGGAACCAAAACCCCTGAAGGAGAAAACACCAATGGCTAACAAAAAAGCTGCCCAAGAAACCACCGAGAAAGTAAACTTCGAGGAAGTACCCGGCCACGAACTGCTCCGCCCCGCCGGCAGCATCAAAGGCTCAGACCAGGCACGCCTCCTAGCCCGCGCCGCAAAACTCTCAGACTCACTAGGCGGGCTGCAAAACATCGACCTGGACAACCCCGCCGAAGCACTAGAAAAAATTGATTTCGACGCGCTCGCAGACATGATTGATTACGTGGGCGAGAGGTTCGCAGTAGACTCAGAAAAATTTGATGAATTCACCTGTGGCGAAGGCGGAATGAACCGCGCATTCGTCCTTGTCTTCTCCTACCTGGGACTGCTGGGGGAATAGAAGCGCTTCACCGCACATGCGACACGTACCCGTCTCTAGACGCCGAGCTGTACATACTAGGCATAAAAGTAGAAGAGCTGGCGACTAGCAGACAGGTACGCCGAGCATACGCTTTGGTGGAGCGCTTAAAGCAAGACCCCACATCGACATTCCGCGCCGAGCTGCTAGGAAACCCTGACCTATTCGGGTGGGGAGTAAACGAATACCTCACAGCCGCGCTCGTTAACGCCGCGAACACTCAGATAAAGGGTAAAAAGCTCACGGCAGAAGAGCGGATAACCCCGCCACAGCCAAAGCAGCAGAAGAAACCAACCCAAGAGAACGCGACAGCATCAGACCTAGCAGCATTTTTCAACTCAATCTCAAACTAAATAGGGGGGGCGCGGCATGGCGCTAGGGAAAATAAGTATCAAAGTGTTCCCAGACACGAGCCAGTTCAGGGAGAACCTGAAGGTCGCTCTGGAACGCATCGAGAAAAACACCCGCGGCATGGTTCGCATCATCCCCACCATAGACCGCGAAGAACTCGCGAAAATCAAAGCCCAGCTAGAGCGGCTGACCGCAACAGCAACCGTGAACGTAGACGCGGACGTGGCGAAAGCCGTACGCCAGCTGGAACGCCTCACCACAGGCAAAAAAGCCGAAATAGTAGCAGACGCGGAAGTGGCGAAAGCAGCCCGCGCTCTCATGGACCTCATACGGCCACGCAAAGCCACCGTGAACGCCGATGCGGACACAGGAAAAGCAAAGCGAGACCTGGACAACCTCTCTGACGGGCGCAAAGCCACCGTGAACGCCGATGCGGACACTGGACTAGCATCAGCCCGCCTAGCAGCCCTAGCCCGCCCCCGCACCGTGAACATAACCCCAGTGCTGAACACAAGTGCGCTCGCTTCGGTAACAACCGCGCTCGCGGCGTTGTCTGGTGGGCGGGTACTTCAGAATTTCGGTTCGTCTGTAAAGGGGTTCTTGACGAATCTGGACACGATGGTGCCGAAGATAGCGGGTGTGGGCCTAGCGATGGGCTCACTTTCCGCTGTTGCTTTGACATCGGCTCAGTCGCTATTTTCTGTGGGGTCTGCGCTTTTCTCTATTGGCCCGGCAGCTCTGGCGATACCGGGTCTTTTTTTGGGCGCGGCCTCCGGTTTGGGTGTTCTGATTACGGTGCTCTCTGATGCGAAGAACCGTTTGGCGGATTTGGGGCCTGCATTCGCGGATTTGAAGAACACTATCACGGGGAATTTCTGGAATACGGCGGCACAGCCAATCCGTGAAATGGTCTATAACCTGATGCCTACGCTGAAGGCTGGGCTGGGAGAAATCTCCCTGCAATTCACGGACTGGGCGCGGTCTATATCGTCATCTATGCAGGCTTCCGCCCCGGCCCTGGGGTTTATCTTCCAGCAGGTCGCGGACGCCGTAAATATCGCTGGCGAGGGGATTGGCGATTTCATCGCAGCCATTATCAGCATGTCTCAGACCGGCGCCCAATACCTGCCGCTGCTGGCGGACGGGTTTAACCAGTTCTCAGAGGCTTTCCATGAGTGGGCTATCGACGGGTCTTTTGAACAGGCCATGCAGGTAGCTTTCCAGACCTGCCGTGACCTGGGCGGTGTGCTGGGGAACCTGGCAGGAATTATCGGCGCCGTAGCAGGTGCAGCTACAGCTGCCGGCGGCGCCCCGCTGCATACCCTGGCTGAGGTGTTGGGCAGGGTCAAAGAGGCCCTGAACTCTGATGCTGGGCAGGCCGCGCTGATAGCGGTCTTCGAGTCAGCCCGCCGTGCCGTGGACAACCTGACGCCGGGCATCGGGAACCTGATGAAGTCGCTAGGAGATGTTGCCCCGGCCCTGGGGGGCGCAATGGAGGCCGCCGGCTCAGCAGTCGGTACGCTCGCTGACGCTCTTTCAAGGGTCGTTTCTAACCCGGCGGTATCCCAGGGTATCCGAGAGATGTTCGACGGGATAAAGAAGGGCGTGGAGGGCCTGGCGCAGGGTATCCCTGCTGTGGGGCCTGCTCTTGGTGAGCTGGGGTCTACGATAGGAACCTTGGCGTCCGTGATTGGGCCTCTACTGGGCGCAGCGCTTCAGGTGGTCGCCCCGCTGTTGCAGGTCGTGCTGGAAGCTGTGCAGCCGCTCATTCAGGCTTTGGGTGAGGGCTTGAAGCCTGTAATTGAAGAGCTGGCGCCTGTGTTCCAGGTGCTAGGTGAGGTGCTAAAGCTTGCTATCGACACGGCAATGCCTGTTATCCGTGGCCTGATGGATGCTCTAAAGGGTGTTGCTGAGGTCGTAAAGGGCGTTGTCGAAATCGTGGCGGGCGTGCTCACCGGAGACTGGAATAAAGCGTGGCAGGGGTGCCAGGACGTGGTAAAAGGCGTCGTGGATGCTGTTGTGGGTATCTTCACTGGCCTCTTCAACCAGGTCAAGCAGATTTATAACCGTCTTGCTGAGGTATTAGGGCTACCTGATTTTGACACTCGAATGAATGAGTCCATCCAGGCTGTGCAAGCCATCTGGGAAGGATTTATGGGGTGGCTTAGTGACCTGGGGAGCGGATTCACCGAGTGGTGGAATGGCTTAGTCTCAGGGTTCACTGACCTGTTTACACAGATAGGTCAGGCCGTGACCACGGGAATCCAGGTACTTTCCCAGATGTGGACTGACGGGTGGAACCTGATATTCACCGCCGCTCAGGCCGTATGGCAGGCCATCGTGGAAGGCGTGACGAATTTCTTCACGCCAATTGTGCAGTATTTCACGGACTCCTGGAACAGGATGGTCGAAATCGTAACCGGCGTGGGCCAGGCTATCGCGGTCGCAGTCCTAGCCGTAGGCATCCTGCTCTTTCAGGGTATCCAGGCGGTCATGACCCCAGTCATAGAATTCTGGACATCAGTGTGGAACAACATTGTCAATTTCGTGACCACCGCCTGGAACAACATCCTCACGAGCGTCACAACATTCCTATCCCCCATCATCCAGATAGTCAGTGACATCTGGAACCAGGTGTATCAGGGCGTGATGTCATTCATCACAATGATAGTGAACTATGTGCGTGACTCCTGGGAAAACATGGTGAGCTTCATTCGTACCGCAATGAACATCGCCATGCAGGTCATATCGAGCGTATGGGGCAGCATCGTAAGCACTGTGCAGAACTACCTGAATCAGTGTATGAGTGTGGTGCAGTCGGTCTGGAACGGCATTAGCTCATTCATCAGCAGCGTCCTAAACAACATAAGCTCATTCGTCATGAGCATCTGGAACAGCATTGTCAGCACTATTCGGAACTACCTGAATCAGTGTATGAGCGTGGTGCAATCGGTCTGGAACAGCATTGTCAGCGCCATCAGCGGCAAGGTCAACGAAATCCTAGGCGTCGTAGGGCGCATGGGGTCAGAAATCATCGGGAAAGTCAGCTCATGGTTCGGTGAGATGGTCAACGCTGGCCGCAACCTCATCCAAGGCATGATAGACGGCGTGAAGCAGATGGCCGGCAACCTCATCAACGCAGTAGCCGGCCCCGTGAACGACGCTATTGGCAAAGCAAAATCAATCCTAGGAATCCACTCCCCCTCACGGGTGTTCCGCCAAATCGGTATCTACACCGGCCAAGGCTTCATCCTTGGTGTGGGAGACATGGAAACTAAGGTGCAGTCAAGCATGGCAAAGCTAGTGGCGCCCCCGGCGTCACCGAGCATCCCAGCCGCGAAAGCATACGCAGCAACAGCAGCCCGCGACCTGCGCGGCCCGCATAACCGCTCAGCGCTCGCTGGCGGGGGAAGTTTGACAGTAAATGTTGTGGGTCAGGAAGAGATGAGTCCTGACCGTTTTGGGCGTCGTGTGGGTGAATCGCTCGCGCACGCGCTGGCGTCAGGAGGTGTGAGCTTTGGCTGATGACGGGTACGTGACGAAATTCGCGCGGCTCACTGGTGCGCATGGAGAGGTCATCCTGTCCACTGGTGAGCTGCCGTCTGACGCCGAGCTTTGGCTCACTGGGCTGAACGGCTGGTTCGGTGGGGTCGGTGTTGAAGCTAACGACGTGCAGCGGAAGCTGGGGCATGGCATGATGTCAAACCCGGCGCTGCGCACGGGCCGCACTATAACCTTGGGCGGTTATTTCGAGTTTGATTCAGACCGTACCCGCTCCATCGCTGACCGGTTCGTTAGCGGAATCCTCTTTGACGGGAAGCTAGGGACTCTGACGGTCAGCATCTACGGGCTAGAGTTGCATACCCGCGTCCGCCTGGACGGGGAAATCAAGCACACCTATGAGTCTGGGATGCGGGCCTTCAATGTGGAGATTCCACTTGTAGCACCCGAGCCGTGGCTTTACGCTGAGCCGCGGATATACCAGATATTCCCAGCAGGCGCGGGAACCGGCTTGAAATACCCGCTTTTCGCGCCGAAACCAGCTGGCGTCCTATCCTACGGTGAGCAAGCCCCCCAAGGCGCGGCCATAGCGCACGAAGGCAACGCGAACGCTTACCCGAAATATGTTGTGCAGGGTGAGTGGGCGTCAGGCTTCAGGCTCACAGCCAGCGGGAACATCATAGAGTACCCCTACCCGGTGCACCCCACAGCGAACGTGGAAATAGACTGCGCCACCGGCCAGGTTCTCATCGCTGGGATGGACCACACATATCAATTAACCCGCCGTGAATGGCACAAGGCCCCCCCTCATGCAGGATTCACTGTGGAAGTGGAAGCGCTCGCGCCGTCCACGGGGTGGGTGGATGTCCATTTCAAGGACACCTATATTTAGGAGAAAAATTGGCGACAGGATTTGGTATCCCGAATGATACTGCCGGGAACGGGACAACCCCGGAAGATATTCAGATTATCACTGCGGCGGAATACCCGGAGGCTGGCATCATCTCAGGGTGTGAGGTGGCTGGGACATCCACGATGGCCTGGAAAATCTCATCTGGTGCGGTCGTGGTGCACCTGGCGGAAGGCCGGGCGGTACGTGTGCCTGTGCAGGCTCAGACTGTGAACACACAGCCGGCCCCCGCGACAGGCTCGCGAGAAGAATACATTTATGTGAAGCAAAACACCGCAGCAGTGGATGGGAACATCAGCGCAACCGTGGGGATTGGGGCCAGTGTCCCAGCAAACGCCGTGATGCTGTCCAAGCGAAATATCACGGCTTCCACACGCTCCACTAGTGCGGCCCCAGAGGTGGGTAACCCTGTGTATGCGCGGCCTGTGGGAGGCTCCTACGGGGTGCTGCACCACAACTATTACACTGAATCGGAGGCCCGAGCGGACGGGGTATTTACCCGTGGCGCTGGCCAATTCTATGTACCCACTGACCGAAACATCAACGTTTTGCTGTCTTCCACGGTGGCCACAATCGGCGCCGGCCCGAACGGCGAACGAGGGTCAATCGTCTATAAGGTATACATAGATGATGAGTTTAAGTTCCGCCGCGAACGAACCATTGACAACATAGCCAACACGGAAGACACGCAGCGCATTTTGACGGTCAAGGCCGGCCTGCACCGCATCCACTACACAGTTCAGCGGAAGATGAGTGGCAACAAGTGGCAAGTGTTCGGCGGCGGCGAATGGGGCTTTGCCGGCGACCAGATAGCCGTCATTGATGTAGGCGTCGCGAAGGAATAAAAGAGAGGGAGGGGCTGCAATGGGGTACGCGCTGTACTGGTTAGATGTCCGCACCGGGCAGGTAGGGTCGCCCATAGAGGAATCCACTGCAACATGGGAAATCCAGCTCAATAAAACCGAAGAGCTGAACCTCACCGTGCACAAGCCATCCCTAGCCAGAATCCCAGCCTACCTTTGGCAGCCCCCAACCGGCGGTGTGCTCCTAACCCACACCGGCCCTGACGGCGTTGAGTACCCCATCATCGCCGGCCCTATCTACGACTGGGGAAACGAGAAAGCTAACAGCCTGGAAATAAAAGCCGCCGGCGTCAGGCACTTCTTCGAGCACCGCGTAATCCACCAAAACCTGCGGTTCACGAAAACCACCCTGGGGGAAATAGCGTGGGCGCTCGCTGTGCATGGGATGGACCGCCCAGGTGGGCAATTCCCGCTAGTGCACGGCACGCTGGCAGATTCAGGAGACCGTGAACGCACATATGATGCGTGGAACGTGGCTAATAACCTGATTGCCAAGCGGTGGACGGAGCTGAGCAACGTAATCAACGGCCCGGACATTATGATTAGGCCGGCCTGGGCGAATGAGGGCCGCACAGCTATCCAGTGGGTGTTCGTGCACGGCACCGAGCAGTACCCTTTCATTGCCCAGGAGTGGGTGCCTGATTTTGATACGACGGCTGACGCTGGGGAAATAGAAGATATTACCGTGGCGTCCAGCGGGAAAAATATTGCGTACCGTATCTGGTGTACGGGGGCCGGGGAGGGTGAAGGCACGGCGATAGCGTGGGCTGAAGACCTGGCCGCTATTGTGCAGGGCGCACCGTACTTGGAAGCGGTCATGTCTGATGCTGACCAGGCGAATGTTGCTGTGCTCCGCCAGAAAGCGGAGGGTGCCCTGGCGGCGCGGCAGAAAATGATAGACCAGGTAACCCTGAAATTCCCCGCGAACAGCAGGAAAACCCCCCTAGGGGCTTTCTTCGTGGGTGATGTGGCAGCAGTGACAACGCGCGGGTGGCTGAGCATCCCAGACGGAACACGCGACATGCGGATTATCAAAATGAGCGGGTCACTAGAATCTGAAGTGACCATCGACTTCCAGGAGGCGGCATGGTAGCGTATGATGACCAGCGCCCAACCCGCCCGCAGGATACCGTGCGCACCCTGATTGAGCGGCTAAAAACCCCGGCATCGACCCCGCACGGCGTGAAAATTGCTTCACGGGATGAGGCGACAATATACACGGGCAGTGACGGGAAAGTGTACCGCTGGGACGGGGATACCCTGGGGAATTTCGACCGGCGCATAGCTGAAGCATCGAAGGTCGTAGAAGGCGCCCGCGGGGCGCTCTCCAAAGCTGAGGAAGCTCTCTCCCAGTCAGAGGCCCGTATCAAGGCCGTAGAAGCTGCTACTACCCCTGAGAAAATCACTGATGCGGCAGTGGCCGGCATCAAGAATAAGGCGTTGGCCGGGCCTGTCTTTGATGGGCGCTCGCTTATTGTGCCTGGCACGATTGATGCCCGTCAGCTGAACGTCACTGAGCAGCTGGCCGCGCAGGTTGTGCGGGCTATGTCTGCCGAAGTGAAAAGGCTCGTGGTCACCGAGGATACGATTCTGCAGCGCGCAACCGTAGTGGAAAGCATCGTGACCCCTGAGCTGGTGGCTAAGCGTATCAGGGTGGAAGACATTGCGGCTCAGATAATCACATCAGGCGCCTTGCAGACAGACCGAGACCCCCGCCGCGGCGTGAAAATAAACAGCAACGGCATCACCGCTTTCAACAGCGCCGGCGACCAGACCGTGAAAATTGACGCCGCCGGCACGGAAAACCAATTCACAGGGACATTCTCAACAGCCGCGCGGCATAAAGCAGGTCTGACCGCTTATAGTACCCCTGCCCGCGGGGTCACCGGGTCAATGGCATCAGTCATTGAGATGAGGCCCCTAGACGCAGACCAGAAAGCCCCAAACGGCGTAATCAGGATGGACCCCCAAGGCGCCTTGCATATCGGCATGCGCGCCACCGGCGCCCCAGAATACGAGATGAAGGGCATGTTCATTGACATAAACGGCGGCATCAACATATCCGATAGCCTCCGCGTGCTCACAAACATGCGCCTAGAAGGATTCTTCTCACAAACGAAAAGCTTCTTCCACATGGCGCTAGGGCCTTTCAACATCGGCGCCCGCGGCTGGCACCGGGTGAACTGCAACTGGAACGACATCGGGCAAATCGCATACGTGCTCACACAGCCCGTATCAAGCCGCCCAATGGTCGTAACCGTCAAAAACAAAACCGCGACAGGGTGCGAGGTATACATCAACAACGTGTCCGACGGCGGCGAAGACAACGTATGGGTAGACCTATTCGTCATACCCCTCAACCGAAACAAATAGGAGAACACGGTGGAGCTAACCCCAGAACAAATGCGCATCAAAATCCAGGCCCTAACCCGCGAAAACAGCGAACTCAGGGACGCCCTACTAGACGCAACAATCATCATCAACAGCACAACCCCCACCACAGAGGAAACAGAAGGCAATGGCCACAGCGAATGAGCTATTCGGGTACATCGCACCCCAAACCGGAATAGACAAAGATTTAGTAGGCTCCATAGCCTTCATCCCCTCAGGAACCGGCCCAGCAGCAACAGCAGTGCCACGCCCCTCAGAAGTCATCGGATGGATAGCAGACGGGAAAGTATACTCAGACGCCCGCCGAACCATAGAAGGCGTCCGCGTATACGCCCCATTCCCCGGCGACTACCAGTATGCAGCCGTAGCATACATTCAATCGGTCCGCGTCCCAACAGGCTCACAGCCAGTCAAAACATTCACCATCTCAGCCGGCCAAAACGTGATACTCACAGACACACAGCCTATGCGCTCGCTATCTGGTGAGGTCGTGACCGCTGAGAATTTCGCGAGGGATTCATGGCAAGGCGGCACATCTGCCGGCCCCGCCGGCAATGAGGGGAAAATGACCCGCGAAGAGGTACTGAAGCTGCTCAAGCTAACAGACCGTGGAGATGGGGCAGGCGCCCTGGAAATAGGAGATAAGTAGAATGGCGGACGTGCTAAACGTGGCGCTCGTGAGCACAGAGAGCAAGCTCTACGGGAGGCCCCTGCAAGGCGTGGTAGAGGAAATCGAGTCACGGGTAAACCCCGTAGACCAGAAAATAGGCGTGGTATCAGCCCGCGTGCAGGCCATAGAGCAGCGCCCAGCCCCGCAGCTGAGCATCGAGGGAAACCAGCTCAGCATCACCGGAGGTAACACCGTGGCCCTGCCGGCAGGGCCAGCAGGGCCAGGCGCCAGCGTGACAGTCACAAAAAATAGCGACGGCACGGCGACAATCACCGTATAAGGAGCAGCCACAATGACTATAACTGTCCCAACCCTAGAGGCCGGTCGCCTCACCGGAACCGGCCTGCTGGCCTCCCTAGCAGCCCAGCACGGCCATGAGTGGTACGTAACCAGCCCAGACTTCGGCGCAGACCCCACCGGCCAGAAAGACTCAACAGAAGCAATCCAGAATGCTATCGACAAAGCATCAGCAGCCGGCGGCGGCACCGTCCGCATTCCCGCCGGAAAATACCTTGTCAGCTACCCATTCATCAAGCTAAAAGGCTTCGTGCAGGTCATCGGCTCAGGCGACGGCACCCAAATCATGGCCACAACCACAAAACCAATCGCCGAAAAAACCGGAGTCTTCCACACAGGCACATGGGCAACCCGTGAACAAGACCCTGACCTAATCCACTTCGGCGTGTCCAGCCTATGGATTCGCGCACACAAAACCGGGCGCAACCACCAGCCCGCCATCGCAAACCTGTGCGGCGTCTTACTGAACACAGACCTAGGCGACAGCCCCGCCGAACCAGACGCCGTACCAACCCTAAATAACATCAAAATCTGGGACATGGAAACCGGCGCAGCCATCATAGGCCGCGACGACCAAGCAATGGATGTGTGGAATCTGAAAATCCGCAATACCCTACAAGCTGGACTCATCGTCGGAAAACCGGACGGCCACCCCGAACTCGTGGCAAAAGTACCCGGTGGCGCAGGCGGCGCAGATAACCAATTCTTCGGCCTCAACATCGGCGGAGCCAACCAATCACAGGCAGGATACGCCGGCCTAGAAGTCTACACGTCACAGTGCGCTTTCAACCACTGCCGCGTCTGGTACACACACCGCGCCGCATCATGGCAAGCCATATACGGCCAACCGGAAAACACGCCCGCCAATGGCGACATCAACGCAGGAGCACCCCAAACCGCAAACCGAACCATGCAGAAAGACGGAGCCGGGTACTACCTAAAAGCAACAAAATGCATCCTCACAGGATGCCTGGCCCAAGAAAATGGTGGACATGGATATTTCATCCACTGGGGCCAAAACCAAATCACAAACTGCCGCGCAGAATCCTCATCCTATAAAGACACAGTCCACGGACAAGCACAAGAAGGCGACGCCGCAGACTTCTACATAGCAAACGGCGGAACAGACGGCACCATCATAACCAGCTGCATCTCACAAAAAGTCGGAGGACGCGGAACCGGCGCCCGATGGAGCTACTATGTTGAGGCATGGTACAAAGGCATCGAAATCAGCGCATGCAAAAGTATAGGCATCACGCCACCCGCCGAAGCTACCGGATACACCACCCCTGTTCGCGCCGAAAAATCACCACAAGGAAACAACGTCTACATCCAAGTAGACAACTACACATACACCACACGACACGCCGCACCAGCACAACTAGAAAAACGAATAGAAGCACTAGAAAAAGCGCTCGCGGCTCGTGGGAATTGAGGGAGTGAATGACTGAGGATTTGAAGCCGCGCTATGGAACGGTGAGGGCGAGGTTTTATACGCATCAGGCTAAGGACGGGAAGCCTGTTCCCGCGTCTGGGAAGATAATTTTCACTCCCACATCGCGGGCTGTGGGCGGCGGTGCTGTGTATAGCCCCACGCCGCGCATAGGCTACCTGGTGGAGGGCGTTTTGCGTGACGCCCCGCGGGGTGGCGTGGAGGGTGTGCGG